ATCATTTTCGTGGCGTGCTGCATATGATACGGGGGGTGCTGTGTTGGGGGTAAAAGGGCTCTATTGCATACGCTCACCCCTTCGTGGTGCGCCTAGGCTGCGCTGTGCGGGGGTCTGTTGTTGTCCTGCCTTGTGCTGTTACCTCTGGATGTAGAAAACCCCTCAGAGCCAATGGTGGAGGTAAGGGGCAGTAATACTACAAAGGGTTAGATGATGTCGCCTATATCACAATTACATGAGTCAAAATTAAGACCACATATATGACATTGTTTTATGTCTATCTTAGGATCACGGTCATAAACCATGCCGTACTTAGGGACTAATTCTAGCCATTTTTTTATTATCTTTTCACCATAGGCAGTTTCGCCATTTTCATCTGTGTAATATGATCCCCAATCAAGATTAGATGTATGTCTAAATACGTTATACATTCCATCTTTCTTAATATCAGTAATAAATTGAACTACAAAATTATCGCTTGTTAAATACCAGTGATCTATTAAAAATTTCATACATCCTCCATTATACCCAACTTTACACCATGGTTAGTTGATGCAAAGTTGGGTCGTTGGTTTTACATTTAAATATGATCGGCCATGAATTGTGCAACATACTTCAGAAAATGCTTAATATCTCCATTTTTAAAATCAATCGCTACTAGGTTGTTTTTCATTTGGCCTTGTGTGTTTACGTCAGACTGTGTCATGTATTCAGCAACCGCGCCTATTGGAATCAGGTTCCACCCTGAGTTCTCGCTTTCAATCTCGAAAGTATCTTCCATGTCGATTCTTTTTTCCTCAAGCATCGTGTATAACCATTTAGTGAATTCCATCGTCTCTCTCCTCGTTTGTGCCTTGATTTAACTTATGTTGTAAGTGTACACGATCTTGGACCCAGTGTCAAGCACTAATTTAAACAAAGAGAAAACCCCTCAGAGCAGCGCTGGGCTAGGCAGGTGCGAAGCGCAAGGGCTGGCTAAGGGGGCAGGGGGAGGTTAGTCGTTAGCGAGGGGTAGAGCTACAAGTGGCCAATACCTTACTCCAATGTTTTGGGGCGTTGGTTTCTTTAAAACAAAGAGGCGTTAATTCTGTACACATAAACCAACCTTTACCATCAATTCTATACCCTTCGATAGCTCTGTGTTCGCGCAACATAACATCGACTCCATTCTCTGGCACGTGGGTCTCTGTGTTGTACACGTGGCCCTCTTCAGGGTCGGTGACCACCACCACCTTCGGCACCCTCGCCTCCTCCGCGTCCGCGATCTGCTTGATCGCCTTAATGTAGCCACCGTATTCCTTGATTTCGGCAGAGGTGTAATTATTGTTGCGCCCGATAGCTTTATACATTGGGCTGATTAGAACATCCTCTCTTAACCAATAATCAACACTTCGTTCCTCGCACCCGATCTTGATCGTCACGTAATCCGTGGTCACAGTGTCGCGACTGCCGTTGATTGTCAACTTGATGTCCATGTCGTTGTCCTCTTTTGTTGGTATTGTTATTTTCATTGTTGTGGTTTGTGTTGGTGCTGCCCAATCAATTCCAAGAAATGATTGGCTAGTGGTTGTTTCTGCTAAAGCGCGCCTAAACGCCCAATCATCACATTTAAGCTCAAACTTAATATCGCCTACCGTCCACCCTGCGCGATCTGTCATACTCGCAATCATGTCGCATTTGCTTTTTTCGCTTAATGTTATCATCATCCCTCCCGCGCGTCAACGATTGACTTGATCGCTTTTAGATACGCACCGTATTCGTCAACTTGCTTGCCTGTGTAGCCGTTTTCGGAACCAATTTTATTATAATGTGACAACCAATGCTCCAACGTGCGCGCCTCACACCCGATCTTCACCTTATCGCCCTCGGTCGTGAGCGTGTCACGGCTGCCGGTGATAGTGAGGGAGGGGAGGGGTATGGTGGTAGTCAATGTCATTTCTTCCTTACTAACAGACAGTGCAAGCTCTGTCACTTTTGTTTTTCCTGTCAAACAAAAGCTATCAATTGTTCCCGATATTTTTTTATCTACAGCAGCCCATCCTGTAGTATGTCGCTGCCACGCATAAACTGCTGTATCATCACTTTCTTTAACAGAAAGTTTTACATCGTCAAAGGCGAACCTCGGCCCGTACTTCGGGAACTCGTACCAGACAGGGGAGTTGGTTGGGTATTGTTCCAGTAATGAGTTGTTGCGACTAATCTCTCGATTTGGGTCGTCATCGGCATATTTCCATTTTACCACATTACCAACTGCGGACTTTGCTTCTTGTGCCTCCCATTGCGCTCTTCCTCTTGAATAATATCTAACCTTAACTTCATCACCGTTTTCTGTGACAACAATACATATGTCTCTATCACTATATGGCGCGGTTCCCGCCTCGTGCCACCCCTCATCCATCTCCTTAGCCTCTACAGGCACACAAGCGTCCTTTAATGCTTGCAGCTTTTTCATAGCCTCGTCAATGTCTTCAATGTTATGAGCCACTGAAATTTGAATATCGTCTAAAGATGCCATTTTTCTTTCCTCCGGTTGTGTTAAGTTAATCTATTATTGCACACCGCGTGTGCCTGTGTCAAGTGGTAAAAACGTCAATATTCCCGTGCTCTATGTCGTCTGTAATTGCGTCCTTTTCCTGCTGTGTCAGCTCAAGTTCACACTGGCAGTGCGCACACTTGCCCTCTGCGTAAACAACGTAAACCTGATTCACTTCCTCTGTCGTTCGCATCTCACCGCGTCTGCCGTCAGCGTCCGCGCCATACTCTGAAGTTGTCACGTTGATTTCAAGTTCAGCGATGTAGGGGATTAGTACAATGTTGTCATTACCATCATTGCGCTCGTAGATTCCATTGTATTCTATGTCGTTCATGTTAATATCCCCGTGTTATTTTATCATCCGCTATTACTTGAGTAATAATATTGGTGACTGTTGTTTCCAGTGAGTCCATCATTGACATGTTGTCAATGCACTTATCACATAAGTGTATACGCGCTTCGCGTCTATCAACACCTTTAACAACATTTAAATCTAGCGTTATAGCTGTTTTTAGTATATTTTTGCAATTATCACATTCTATTACTATCATCTCCCTTCCTCCTTGCAAATCGCGCACTTGTACAGTTTAGGCGGCACCGTGCGCGAGGGTAGCGGGTAGACGCGACCGCACAGGTCGCAGTGAATCGACAGGTCAGCACACATGAATCGCTCAAGGTCATTTTTTAAAGCCTTGACCGTTTGTTGCAGGTCGATGATGTCGCGCTTTTGAATGTCTTCGATGGTGATGGGCATTATTCGTCCTCCATGATGGGGAGCGGAGTCCAATATAAAAAATCCTCTATTACTTTTCTGTCACCAATACTATATCCGATCAATGTCCATACACCACAATCTCGATAGCCTGTTCTGTGAAAACCACTACATTCTTGTTGCTTCAAAATAACAGGAGTAAAATTTTTCGGCACATGTGTTTTTGGGTCATACTTCCGCCCTTGCACCGGATACACGACTACTTCAACCACCACCGGCCCTTCACTCATCCGCTTGATTTCGTCTGCCAGCTTCTCTTGCTCGCGTGCAATGTACTGCGCCTGCTGCGCTACGTCTTCGCTGTTCTGCGCGAGTTCTTTTAATCGTTTTTCAGCTTCTTGCTTGTTCATTATTTGTCCTCTTTAATGGTTGGATTGTTGATAATATCATCTATATTTGGAAACTGGTCTATATCTACACATTCCTTTAATTTATAAATTTTATCCCATGCGCTTTCTAATTCAGCTTCTAAGTCTCTTATTCTTAATTCATCTGACTTTCTTAAAAGTCCAGGAATGTTCATTGTTAATCCTCCGGTGTGTTGATGTGCGCCCAATGGTCATAATATTCTGTTGACGCAGTTGCTTGTTCATCGAATAAGTACCATTCACCATAACTGTGTCTATATATTCCTAGACACGTTTCGCCATCTTTGTTGTGTAATAGAACCGTGTCGCTATAAAATAAACCTTTACGTTTCGGTGGCAGCGAGTCCTCCACCTTAATCCAGTCAATCATCGCGGGCCTCCTTTTTCAACAACTCCCTCATGTCTTCTGCCCCATTCAAATAGGCACTTCGCACGTCATGCTGTTGAAGCGTGCCAACAACATCGTGCTGCTTTTCGTATCGTTTGTACCACTCGTTTAGCTTATCAATTATCGTTGTCATCTTCATCCTCCTTTTGTAGTCTTTCTGATTCTAAAAAGCCGTCACGATATGCACATTTCAGCATTATCATATTTCTATCGTTATTGTTATAATAATACCAATGTTTGCGAACCCATACATCAAAGGAAAATTCCATTTTATCATCAATCATCCTTCGTCCTCCTTTGTTAATCGTTCCCAGTCCTCTCGCGCACCCCGCTCCGCGTCCTCACGGGTTTGCAGGCCATCGTATTCGCGGATGGCCGCGCGCTCTTCGTAATACTCAATGTAGTCTGTGTAACTCATGTGCTTAGTTTACACGATTAAGGGGCGGGTGTCAAGTCTTTTTTTGCAACCATTCACTTCGATCTGTACAAGACTCACAAGGATAGTGGCGAGGATTAACCATTCCATAAATACAGTTGCCACATTCTTTTTCCTCAACTTGCACCTCATACAATTCGTCTTCGGCCTGAACAATCGCCCTGTCCACCCGGTGCCGCGCCTTGTTTAAATCCTGCAACGTGCTGTTACCGTCTTTTTTGCCAACACGAAACAGATACTTGATAGCCGCGCCAACGAAGAAGTTGGGATCAAGGGCTGCGAGGATGTCTTGACATTCCACTGTGGCGCGTCCGTCCGCGTGGTTAGACACCACTACGTCATGTAGGATGTAGTGGTTGGGGTTGAGTGGGTCGTTTTGTTCATTCATATTCTATTCCTTCCCAACTTATACTATGCCCGTGATATGGTGGTTTGTCATATAACACAAGTCTAGCCTCAGTAATTTTAGCGCCTTCGGGTATTTCTACATTGAAACAATCAAGTAATATTACTGTATTCTCCCGCGCCCGCTTCAGTTGCTTTTTAAGTTTCTTTTTTGATGGCATTATAAAATCCCTTTCAATTGCAGACCTAAAATAGTCATCAATATAATATATGCAATAAGCAATATAAACTGTGTAATCTGAACCATCCAATTAGACTCAAAGCAACACATTATTTCTGTCTCCTTTTGAAAGCCGCACGCAATTGCTTAAACTCTTTCACCGCGTTCGCCACGTTAAACCGGACGCGTACCACGTCAAATGGGTCTGTCTCGTAGGGGTCGATGATGGTAACGCAGTTAGGCGAAGACGGTATGTTACCAAAGCCAAGTTGCTTTGAGAAGTCGTCATATTGCTTGTAGCTTCCAACGCGGATGCAATGGGAGACCATATGCTTTGATGGGTCGCGTTGTGGCACGATGCAGTAGCCGTTGGAGTGCAAGTGTCCACATAACAGTATATGGTCATCAAAGCCCATCTGCGCGGCCTTGGACGGTCCGTGTACCTTGTTCCATTGGCTAGTGCCTTTGAAATCGTGACGTGTGTTAATGCGAATCTTTGCCTCGTTTGGAAAGTTCAATTCGAAGCGTGCGCCATGATACTGAAGCGGGGCATTCTTTTGACTTGCTACGAACTTGAGGGGGTCGCTGTCACCACTCCAAGCGTCATGATTTCCACCGATCAAATACATCCACTTGTTATGGAAGCCAATCATCCATTCAACTAGCTTCCACCCTTCGGCCTCGGTCACGCTTTGACCACCATACAAACGAGCAAGACGACCGATCCAGTTATTTGTGAAGTCGCCAACGCTACCGGCAAACATGCCGTCTGTGTCGCGTACCATTTTGAGATGGCTTCCGAGTAATTTGATGTTGGTGCCGTCATCGTCTAAGTGAGGATCTCCAAAGTGAGCTATGGCAATCGGCCCTTCCATGTTGATTTTAATTTGTCTCAGCGCCAATGAATCCTCAACACGTTTCCTGCGCTGAAAAACCAAGTTTTTTGCGTCCATGATTTCAGGGATGCTGCGCTCAATTTCTGGCACAGTGTCCATAGAAAAATCAGGGTGATTGCGTGACTCTAAGATGTTGCGGATCACCTTGCGTCCGACATCAAAGGCATCGGCTGTCTTGCGTTGGCTTCCTGTTTCGCCGTAGACCTCGAGTACTCTTGCTAACGATGGTTTGTTTTTGATTCTCTTAGGCATTTAATAGTTTCTCCCAGTAGTCTCTAAACTCTTGACCGCTTAACATTTTATCCGTGTTCGTTTCGATGATTATATAGCTTGCGTCCTCATCGGAGAATGCTTTCTGTGTTTTGCCTTTGGTGATCACCGAGTCATCTTTATATACCAGCTTATTGCAAGCGTCACCTACTAGCTTTTCAAGATTGTCATAATCACCGTAGCCGTGGGCGGGGTAGTCTTTTACTGATTTTTTAGGCCGAGCATAAAAAAAATAGCATGTTATTTTAAGAGGCCCCTCCATTTCGTGGATATCCTGTTCAAGCATTGCCATCATCGCGCACTCTTGAATTACCTCCTTGCTTGCCTTGTTTGGGTCATACCCTCCTTTTCCCCCGCGCCTGTGTTTGTGTCTCATTAACGGCCTTGGTCTACCTCTAACCTGAAACATTAACTTACTCATCGTAGGCTGTCTCCTTCCACTTCAAACGGAGTGTATGGCTTCATCCTGTCGAGTGCTGTGTCTACAATTACGGCACTATTTTGTGAAGAATTAATCAGTTCTATTTTCAGCTTTTTGGGTGATTTATTATTTGTCATAAATGTTATTTTCCTGGCAGACCTCCTTTTGTCTAGTAATTCCCATAGTTTTCTGACTGTAAAATCATTCCAGTTTCCTATTCCAACATCATCAAAAAGCAATATCGAAACTTTACACCACCTATCAAAGTCTTTTAATGGGTCTCCATACTTTTGTTCGGCTGTCATTGTAAATTTTACACCACTAAGTTCCTCTATGCCGTAGCCTCTACCAAAAAACTTATTCAATATACAGCGTAACATGTATGTTTTCCCTACTCCTTTCTCTCCATACAAATAAATATTACCCGTTTGAGGTATCCAATTGCGTAAAAAAATCCATTCAGCAGTATTTCTTTTTTCTACATCCTTACTCGATTTGTTAAAACTAGAAACTGTGCACTCTTTTGTTATGTATCCTTTAGCAAATAAACTTTTATAAATCTGTACGCGGGCGTGTCTGTCTCTGTTTTTTTCATACTCTTCTGTGCAATCATCGCACAATACTTTCGCGCCATTGTATGGTGCGGCATCACCGGTTAAAATTTGAACACTCAGCTCTGTCTTGCAACCGTGGCATTTAATCAAATGAATCGTCGGAATCTGAGAGTGATTCTCTGACATGTGCTAGACCCTCCTCTCTCTTGTAATTACCCTCGATCACCTTCGCCATATTGTGCGGGTCGATCAACCAGTCAAATGTCACACGCCATGTGCGCCCATCTTTGCTTTGAGCATAGCCCTGTAAAAAATCCGACTGACTTATTTCGTCAAGGGCATAGGCGAAGTTCTCAACCCACAGCGGGTCGCGTATCAAGGGCCGCAGTATCTTTTGACGCTTCTCGCTTAGCCACTTAACGTGCCGAAGTCCAAGGTTATCGGCTGTGTCGTTCCATTGCTGCTTGATTTCATCTAGTGTAATATCCTCCATACTTTTCTCCATAGGGCGCAATACCGCATCCATATTGCATTGCATATCAAACATGCATCGCTCTAACTCTGCTACCCTTGATTCTAGTTCATCGTAATCCTGAGCCGCACTCATGTCGATCTCCCGCGTGACGCTCGCAAATCCAGTGTCCCGCTTGATAATCAATAATAAACCCATCGGCCTCGCACCCGTCCACACCACACACGTCTTGATGGTTGCGCGTGATTTCTATAGCCTCTTTTTCGTCAGGGGTGAGACAGTTGACGCAGGCGCGCTCAAGGCCACCGTAGCCGTCCGAGACGTGGTACACGGCCTCGTATTTTTTGCATCGTTGGCACTTCATGAGACCTCCTAAATATCAAGCGGTGCTTGACCGTTGTTCCAAGACTCGGCAACCCACATCCGACCGACTGAATGTTTTCCTCCATGTCCATTCCATGATGGAATATCCATAATGTCTGGGGGCAATCCAAAATCATGTATATACCTTGCCAAGCAGCCTATGGTATCACATATTCCTTCATGTTCTGATTCATGCTTTTCAATGTCAAGCTCTATGATTAACTTCATGAGACCTCCTTAAAATGGGATGTCATCTTCCGGTATTGGTTGTTCTTTTGGTGGTGCAACATAGCCGCCATCATATTCTTTTTTGGGTGCTGCCTGCTGACCGTCATCGGGCCATTCAAGAGCATTAACATTGTGCGCAGTCATCGTGTGCTTACTACGCTTCGCACCCGTCTGCTTATCGTCCCATGTCTCTTGTTCGAGACGACCGCGCAGCATCACCTTATCGCCTTTGGTGAGGTTCTGCGCTACATACTCAGCAGACTGGCCCCATACTGTCACATCGATAAACATGGGGTGTTCTTCGCCCTTGAATTTGCGCGAGTGGACAAAACCGAACTTGGCAAGCTGCGTCCCGCTTGATAGCTGTTTTAGTTCGGGGTCGCGCGTGAGGCGACCGGCTAAAAATAGTTCGTTTACGTCTGGAATTCGTGCGTTACCCATTCTTCTTTACTCCTCTCGGTTTCTTCACCGCGTTCACATCTGCGCTATACGTTAGTTTTAAATTATCGCACATCTGTTTTCCTAATATTTCGACGTCTGTCCAAACCAAACGTTTTCCACCTGAAACTATGCAGCCACAGGCCCATTGTAAATTTGTCATAACTATTCCCTTTCAGCTTTGATATGCAAGCTAATTATGTTGATGTATCTTTTTATTGACAGGTCGTGTTTGATTTCTGCTTTTGTTATCCGACAATTACAAGGCATCACGGTGTGAAAAACCTGCAACACCGTATTTAGGTTATGTTTAGTCCGTTCCAATTCGCTTGTTAGTTGCGCGATAGTTAGATTTTCGATTGGTTTTTCAGTAACATCACAATCGATGATATGACCTGTTGTGAATTTAGGAATGTTTGTCATGCTTCCACTCCTTTGATGTTATTCAGCTTCATAAGTTGCTTCGAAAATATCAGGCTTGCACGGGTACATTTCACCTTGCACCCCTGTGATAACCCAATCTTCAGGACACACGATATGGCCACCTTCTAGCGTGTCAAGCCAACCGTGTAATTTCATGGGCATTCGGCAATGCTTACATGTTTTATTACTGTCCGTATCTGGAGTGCGGTAGTATCGAACCATATCACCCTCAGTGCAAGGATCGCCATCTTTAGGGTGGTCGCCATTTTTAAACCACTGCGCAGCCTCAATTACTACCGGCTTTTTTCTGAATTTCATACGTCCTCTCCTTTGATTTTGGTTAGTTCTGCTTCTAACATTTCCACAGACGCACCCACCATCGAAAGTACTGGTTCGCTTGTGTCTGTCTTACTGTCTGCCACCTCTTGTTCAAAGCTCTCCTTTAGCTTCTCAATCGCTTGCGGTTTCAGTGTGCCCTTGATTTCCTGCCAGATACTAGCAGTCTGGTACAGGCGACTTACCGCCCTGCGTACATGCGTCACGTTTTTGTTAATGTCATCCCAATTTTGAAAGCCTGACCGCATCTTGAAATAGGCATTGACGCCCGCTTGATACCCGAACACCTCCGCTAATTTGTTGCCGTAGATGACACAATCCTTTCCCGTCATAGCGGATAAATCCAGCAACGGTTCGTCAAGGATCGCGAGGGTTTCGGTCTGCCCCTTTTCATCGGCAACCTTTTTATTCATCGCGTTCACGTAATCCACATCATCAAACTTACCCATGAAAACGTCACCAGAAACGCCAAGATAGCTGAATGCTTTTGTAAGGCCGTTTGTTAATGCTTTCTTTAAACAATCAACATCTCCCTTCGCTTTCATGCAACTGCCAAATACTGGTATAGGGTGGTCACATCCTTTGTAATACAGTTTAATAGGTAAGCTAAGATGTTCGCCTATGATTTTTTCCTCACCCACTTCGTACCACCAGCCCTTACCGCACGGCCCAAACATTTCTGTTACTTTTTGGATTTGGTAATATGCATCGATGGCTGTAAATTTATACTTATAATCTACCTCCTTCGTATGCGCAGGGTCGGTTTCAAACGCGTACTTCCATAGTTCCATTTTCTCTGGTTCGTTCATGATTCCTCCGTTTCTATTTTTTCGTACAGATCTTCAAAAGTGTCCTTGTCGCACACATTTATATGGTCTTCAAAATTGTCGTCACCTTCAACAATGAAACTATTTGGGCAAACATCATAGTAGCTCGATCCCCACCAAAACCACCCGTGATCACTCATTGGTTTTCCGCATACATAACATGGAGTATCTTTGTTGGCTCTTGTCTGCCTTTTTTTATTTATAAGGTGATGGTCTCCGTGTTTTTCCCATTTTGTCACGTTAACCTTTGTTGCTTTTGTTTGATACTTCTCCATAATCCATCCTTTCAAAAAAATAGCACACGCCATTTACAACAACATTCCAACTCGTACAAATGAGAATATAGTAAAGAACAGAAAAAATAATATACAAGTAAGAAACCTTCCCTTTCCTGTTTCTTTATAGCCCATACTGCTACCAATTAAAGCCAACGATGAGAATGCGCCTAAGACCATAAAAAAATCAATCATAACCTATCCTTTCAAAAAAATAGCACACGCCACAGTGCAAGGGTAAGCCTAATCGCGGGGGAGGGAACCCGCGCCCATTGCAAAAGATCGTGATCGTAATCTTTTATCTGTGACGTGTGCTAAAGTTAATATCATTTAGTAGCCCCTCCAAGCTGACCGTATAGTAGCACACCCGTGCCCCTTCTGTCAAGCACAGAAAAACCCCCCACCGGAAAGGACATAAACGGTGAGGGGCCACCCGTGAGGGCGTGGAGGGAAGGTTATTTCTTCGCGGCTTCCTTTGCTGCTTTCTTTGATGCCTTTCGCTGCGCTCTCTTTTTCAGCCACGGTTTGATTTTTCTGCTTATGATGGGTGCTGCAAACACGTTGTAGAGTACTGCGATCCCCGCGTCTGCGCCAATGCACCACGGCACTAAATCAGGTGCAACTTGACGTGCTGCCACCAACACAGCGAGGACAGTTCCAGCGCCTATGGTGCCGCCTGCAATCTGCGCGCCTGTCGTGCGGCTCGCGGTAATAGGCTTATGTGGTGTCGAGTGGCTCATTCGGTCATTCCTTTCCACGCCTTCGAGTACCACGGAAGTGCGTCATACTCTGCCTGCGCGCGTATTACTTCGGCTGCGTCAAACTCTGCCAGCGTATTACCTGAGAGCGCGGCAAGCCCTAGCCTTTCGATTTTCTCCTTGATCGCGGCCTTGTCTTCATCGCTGCGAGCTGCGTCCATTTCCTTTTCGTACTCGCGGCCCCTTGCCAGAAACTTGGTGGCTTCGATGACGCGAGGGTCGATGCTTTTGACGGTTGTTACAGAGCCGTCAAGTGGGTTGGTTGTGGTCGTGGTTACGCACCCTACTATTAGTAGCAGGGCCATTAGTGTGAGGGTTAGTTTTTTCATGTTGTTCCTTTCGGTTATTGGTCGGTTAAAGCACTAGATATATCAATATTTATATGTACAAGAACACCACCAGATCCACCAGCCTGTAATGAAGATCCTGATCCTCCCGTAAATGGATGATCTGACGGCGTTGATGTCCAATTATGATCTATTGTGTTCGTTATCCCTAATGTCAACCCCCCCCAATCAAGATCGCTTGTGCTGCTTGTTGTTGTTGCTGTGAACGTTCCAACGTCTGTTGTTACAGACTGAGAATCAGTGCCACTGCCCCTATGAGAATATCGTATAAATGGTGTGCCTAATATTGTTCCGTCAATATTTGTTAAATTTATAGAAGATGTTGCGTTGTCTAGGATTGTCACAGTATAAGTACTGACTGATAGTGTATAGTTATATGATATAGTATGAAATATTGTTGATGTTGGTGTCGCAGTAATTGCGTTATCCCATGCGATTTCAAGCGTTGACCCTGTGTCTATTCTTCGATCTGAAGAACCATCACCCGATGTGGCAGCATGTATAACATTTGGATATATTAATCTATCAAAATATTCTCTTAGCCTTTCCCAATAATCAGCATCACTTGGCTGTGGATCAGAATCAAATGAGCCTAAGCCTATATCAGCAATTATACTTGCAAATGTCCATTGAGTTGAAAAACCAGATGTTTCATACCATGTCACATTTGTTATAAAAAACAAAAAAGCCGCTTCTGTTTGTAAGTCTTTCATGTTATCTTGAAAATCAGTACCAAACAAAGACCATCCTGACAGTTCCGCTGCGCTTGGATATGCTTTTGTCCCACCATTATATGCAAAGTCAACAGTTGTGGAACCAACTGCCTCGCGTCTCTGATTCAGCGCCCGAATCAGCGCAGCCATGTCACCCGCTAAATCAGCGAATGAACGCTTTGTAAAATTTGCAGCAGGCCATCCCATTATGGAGTCCCCGAAAGTGAACTAGTGAACTGCGTTGGGGTAAATGCGCTCTGCCCAGCGTATACCCGCCATACTTGATCGTCACCCGTGCCAACGCCCGCGCTTGTCCAGAAAACCTCAAGCATACCGGAGGTCGGGATCGCAGGGAGCGAGGTCACTATCGCAACGTCACTTCCGCCCGCGTGCCTATGGTCGGCCCGCGCTAGATCCTCGCTTATGCCCACATCGCCTGTTGGCGCTACATCCTGCGGGGTTGACGTTGAAAACTTATTGACGATGGTGGTGTTCGTGATGTTTTCAATGTCACCCTGAACAGTGGTGTCGTTCTGGATTATGTCGGAGACTAAATCGGGCAAGTCAGCTTCATTCACGCCCTCATGAACGTGGTTAGAGTGCGAAAGTTCTTCACTTGAACCAACACTGCCAGCGGCTGCGACAGGTTCAGGTGTGTCTGTGGAAAAGCGGGCCGTGATAACATCGTTGATGTCGTCTTGAATGTCTGGATCGCTTTGGATTATACCAGAAACGGACGTGCCAAGATTGCCGGTGTTCGTACCAAGGTTATAGTATTGTATGCTGTCTAGACCGTCTAGCGGGGTTGCACTGGGGGTCTCAAGTGTGCCGCCTGCGATGCCTGCCATGATCTCGTCTAACGTGCCTGTGTCGAATTCTTGGATTTTAGTTTTCTTATAAAGAGCGGCAACGTAATCCAGTAAGGTTTTCGGCTGTGATTCTATGCTCTCGTTTTGGCCCCATAACACGGTGCCCGCGTCTGGATTAGTGACGTTCACTTGTACGTCCAGCGGGTTGGTTAGCGATCGAGTTACACTGCAAACCTGCGTATAAATGTCAACGTCAGATTGACCACCGATCAAGTTGAGAATGGTTCCGATTTCGAGCATGGACGCTTCAAAGGAAAAGTCCAGAACGTCAGTTTGCGATAGATCAACCGCGTCAACATCATAGGTGATTCGCGGCACCTTGCGTCTGTCCAGTTCGGCCTGTGCTATTTTGTCAAGCATAGCCTTATTGCTAATAGTTTGATTAGGCACAAAGTCTTGAATAATACCGTAGGTAGCCTGAGCAGGGGCATCGTTTTTAGTGGAAATCAAGCGGATATCTTTATCAGAGCCGCGACCGTAGGCTGTGATCCGCGTGGCTATATTACTAAGGTCAATATTCTTTTTGATCAGGTTGCAGTTTTTGCCAATGCGAAGCTGGAATCCGTGTTCAGTTCCAATCTGCCTATGCCATACAAATTCACGCGAGGTGGTGACAGCAAAGTAACCGCCTATGCTGCGCTTAATATCGTTAAGAGATTCAAGGATCGATTTCCCCTCGATGTTGAGGGTGCGTATTTCATCCTTGATATCATCGTCAATGAATCCAGCCGTGATTGCTGGTGTCTGCGTCTGGTATGTAAAAATATCATCGACAATATCTTCTATGGTTTTGCCTGTGGAATCATAGGACGATACCATTTCTTTTGATAACTGATATAGGTATGATCGTGCTTCAACATCAACGGCCCGCGCTTCTGATTCTGATTCGTTGATTTTTGTTATGATAAACTTCTGTAGAGCGGTCGTATTGTCGCCTCTCAATAACCATACTTCGTTCGGGAAAACAAAACCGCTTGTTCGTGAATCGTCACCCGCATATGAGAATGTAAGCGTCTCAGGTTCGTTTGCCCGCGCAGACCACGATCCGCCTATGAAGTCGGGCAGGAAGTCTATAAGAGTCCCGTCTTGTTCGTGAAGCTCTAAGCGGAATGGTGCGCTCTGTGTGTCCGAATAATCGGGCAGGGCTTCAACGGTAACACTCGCAGACATTTCAATGACTGGTGTGTCCATCGCGCCCGCAACGGTAACAAATCCCTGATTGTAAACGTTCGCATTCATCGTGGTAGACGATGAAGTCATTGCGCCTGTGACTTCAATCGTCTGGTTTATGACAACGTTCGCGAACATGGTAGTGTTGGGCGTTGACATCGCGCCTGTGACAAGTTGCGGGTCGTTTAAATCCACAACACCAGACATCTCTACGTTAGGTGTGGTCATTGCGCCTGTGACGGTCACAGTGGCATTTAAATCTACCACACCGTTCATTGTAGTGTTTGGCGTTGACATCGCGCCTGTGACGGCTATAGCACTGTTAACGACTACTGTACCACTCATCTGTGATGCTGGTGAAGTCATCGCGCCCGTGACTTCAACATCGCTCTGCGTGTCCACACTCGCGGCCATCGTGATGGACGGGGTAGACATTGCGCCCGTGACAGATACCAGATTACTCGTTAATACCACACCGCTCATCGTAGATACGGGCGTGTCCATTGCGCCCGTGACAGTAACATCGACACCAGCGACAGCCTCACCGCTCATCGTGGACGCAGGCGTGGACATTGCTCCTGTGATTTCAACAGCCACGCCAGATGTAGCACTTGCAAGCATGGTAGTAGCAGGCGCAGACATTGCACCCGTGATAGCTATGGTCGCGTCAAAGCCTGCGCTCGCGCTCATGGTGGTAGCAGGCGTGTCCATCGCGCCCGTAACATTAAATCCACTAACATCAACGTTTGCAGCCATAACGGACGCAGGCGTTGACATTGCGCCTGTGACATCAACAGACGCTGGCCCGGTGCTGTATACTATGATTAATTCAGGGCACTTCGTGGTAGACCCATTATACATGTAAACGCCAAGATTTGGATCTGTCTTTAGGCTTTCGTCATCTGCTACAGCAATAGTACAATAGTTATTCTCAACAAAACCGCCCCTATTAACGAGAGACTGAATCCCTGCTGTCACATTGAGATCTACTGCATCATCAACAGAATAACTTGATGCTATCTGCGTCAGAGTGGCGGCGTACCAACTCCGCGTGCTGCCTATATTTGTTCCATCACTAAAACCAGCCGAATTGTCAGCGGCATTGACCAAGCACCTAAAATCGGGGAATGAGCCGCCAGAATATGTTGTGTTAACACGCAGCCGCAAAGTAGCGCTTGTGATCGTTGCACCTTGCGGAACCTCGACAGGAATACGAGCTGCAATGCCGAATTTGGTAAATAAGTTGCCTATACTGCGCCCTGCGTCACCGGCATTGCTTGCTACAAAATCAGAATCGCTGACATACGTTATTGCATAATCGTCATTTCCCGTTCCGACAAATGTATTAACGGTAGGCATTATACATCACCGCTTTCATCTATTATCAACTGTTTCCATTTTCCGTTTGTGAAAAGGTTTCGTTTAATTTCGCGCAACAGGTCAATACATTCTGTTTTTGTTGGGGATGGGTCTCCTCTTAAACACCGCTTAAGTGCGCGTCCACATAGCGCAATAGCTTTGTAGTAATCTGATAACGGCTTATCTGGATCGCAAACGTCTATTGGTGATCCCGTAAGGTCATAATGTGGAGGGGCAGTCACACCGTCAACGTCACAGTGCTGTTGCGTACGCAGAATATTTATGCGAAGCTCTTCCAGTTCTGCATCTGTCTCAGTGCCATCAAGAGCATCGATCCAAACGCAGAATGTAGCCTCCCAAAAATCAAGGTTTGCTTGCATCGCTTCGATAAGCGTCATGGTGTGTCCTTTATGCGGGCAGGCCGAAGCCCACCCGCAAACATACTGTTATTCTTGCTCTTTTAATCTGAATTCAATATCCTGTTTTGATAATACTTTTTTCGTGACAGGATCGCGGAACACTACTTTTGCATTTATCACAGGTTCAGGAATTTTAATTTGTAGTGTGCTCATAATACTAGCTCGCTGGTACTGTAACGGTCATGGAAGTAATATCAACTTCCACTGCCGCAGGAACAGTAACACTTGCAAAAATAAAGTCAGTACCAGACGTGCCACAAGTGGCAGTCCAAAGTAAAGTTGTGTCACCCTTGCGAATTTTAGCATGGTCAACCACGCCGCCAGTCGCGCTTGCATCAGGGGTGATTGTCTCAGCTGTGGCGACACCAGATGATGCAGCACCGAAAGCTGTTGCGCCAAAAGTACACGTTGCTACTTCGGCATCACCAGATGTTTCAAATACCACCGTCCCTAAATCTGTCAAGTCTACCAACGCATTACACATCGCGTCTCTTGCTACTGTTTCTAAAGTCATCTTACTGGTTCCTTTATGTTTCTACTATATTAGTATCGTGGTTTATATGTAATTGTCAACACCCCGTCCGTCACACCCGTGACGCTGCAACTATTTGCAACGCGAGGTTTCAGGTTGGGGAATATCTTGTTCGTTGTGCTCATGTTCGCCATCGCGCTCACCCATGTCGAACCGTCCGTGCTATACTCTGCGAACATCCGCGCGGCATCGAAACGAATATAATGATTTTGCGGGATGGACTGAGCAAGGGTGATGGTCTGTGAGTTGGTCGTGTTCGTTAAAGTAACGCTTGTGACCGTGCCCGCGTTCGTGTTCTGGATCTGCCAGACCGGAACGGCTTCGATGTTACCGGAAACTGTACCGGACGCAGGTACAGTGAACGCCTCTGGTGTCTCGTCTATCGTCACCGTTTGCACCGTCTCATCTGTCGCATATGCCGTAGGTTGAACTGAGAATGTAAGGTCTAAGCTTAACGCAGTCACGCCAGCCGTGGGCGGCATGATAGGCGAAGTCAAGCGCCCGATGTAATAGCGGTTAGGGATGTGGTCTAGCTTGATGTGCTTGTCGCCATTGTTGGGATTTAGCAAGTAGGCAAGACGATCCATTTTGTCGCGTAGGTCTGCGTAGGTGGTGCCGATAACAACGCCTGAGAGCGTCAAGGACATTTGGGTACGCTTGCCACCCTGATTCACACCACCGTGCTGCTGTGCTAGGTCTAGCGTATTGACACGCGCCTGTGATGCCTGCGGGTACGCGCCCTTTCGTATTGTTAAACCATAATCCTCGCTTGATAAATCAATGTCATTGAATATGATAGAGTTTGCCACTATACGAAACTCCCTTGTGGCAATCCGGTGTTGCCTAATTTATTTTCTAGCATGTTACCCATCTGGCGAAGTAAGGAATCAACGTCCGCTTTGTTGCTTGCGTCCACGCGCCCGATGTTGATTAGAGGGGCGTTGAACGTAGACCCGCCACCAAGCATGGATGCGGTTTCGTCTGCTGTGTGGATGTTTGAGCCGCGAGGAACGTCTATGAGTTCTGGCCCTTTTTCACCGACTAGGGTAAGACCACCGGGAGAGTTGGTCATGCCGTCTGCTGCTGCTTGCACTCCGGGAAGTTGACCGCCAAACATGAACCCAAACAACTGCTTGAAAACATCCCACGTAAACGCGCCTAATGTTTTCCAAAGCTCAGTCCATGAGTTAGCAATGAATTGCAGAAATGGTTTCCATTGACCCTCTAAAACGCCTACTAATAAAGTTGAAAATAGCTCAGATATCCATCGAGTGGATTCGGCGAACATCTTGGTAAAATTAGTCCATTCATTTTGTATAGCAACAAAAGCAATTCTTATACTAAACAATGCAGCAAGAAATACAGCAATTACAGGCGATGCAAAAAGCGCCAGTAGAGCACTCATTGCGCCTGCTGCCATAGATACTGCTGTGCCTATAGCCGCCATCGCGCTTGCAACAGTAACACCAGAAATAGATAGCGCAATAAGTATTTGTGCAACACTGCCAAGCACTATTAACAGTGGGCCGAGTACCAACAATAACGCAGCAAATGCAGCGGTCATTATTGTTATTGTTGCTGTCGCTTGTGGGTTGCTACGCGCAAACTCTGCTATCCACAAAACAATAGGTTTTAAAATTTCAACTACACGCGACAATGCAGGGAGTAAAGACTCTCCAATTTCGACAGCCAGAACAGCCATAGTTTGCTTAAGCTGTCTCCATGCAAATGCTGGATCGGATTCAACAAGGCGATCAAATGCCTCCTGTGTTTGTCCTGTGGTGTTATTCATTTCATTTAGAGAATTCTGGAAGTGATCGGCTTGCTCGCCTGTCAACGCAAGCACACCAGCTAGACCCTCAACCCTACCAAATAGACGACCCATAGTTTCAATGTTACCGCCTGTTGCGTCCCTTACGTGATTAAGGAATCCAGCAAGTCCCATCGACTTTAGCGTAGCGACATCAAATTGAATACCAAGTTCCTCTGCTGCTTTTCTTGCTTTTGAACTTGGTTTAATGATTGCATTAATTGCGCCTTTTAATGCTGTCACAGATTCTGCTGTGCTTAATCCCCCCTTTGTTAAAGATGAAACGGCAGCAAACATTTCCTGCGTACTTAGTCCTGCTGCTTTCATTATTGGCGCAACCTTACCAACCGAAGCAGCCAACTCTTCAAATTTAGTAACACCATTTTTTACAGCGACAAAAGCCTGATCGAATACTAAATTGATCTCACTAAACTGCAATCCAAAGGCATTTGATACGCTTGTACCAAGTTCGATGGCTGTAGTTAAATCTGAGATACCTGCTGTCGCGGCCTTTGCTGCTTCTGCCAATATAAAGGGAACTTGTGCCTCATTGACACCAGCCGATATTGCTTGGTAGGCGGCATTAGCACCGTCTACCAAGTCAACACCGAATTCCATAGCAACGTCTTTTACTGCTTCTGCTAATCGTTCTAAATCTTGAACGCCTAGCGTATTGACTTCAGCCATAGCAGAACGGAAGTCAACAGCTTTTTTTATAGCAACACCAAGGCCAGCAGCAATAGCAATGCCTGCGGCAGTCATGGCAACGCCTACCTTCTTAAAGGACGCAGCCATCAAGTCGGCATTGCCTCTGACTTGCTTTTGCAGCTTCTGCATATCTTTATCTAGCTTGCTGGTATCAGCACCGATTAAGATTATCGCATCGCCTAATTTAATCGCCATTATTTTTACTCTTAACGTTGGGGTACGGTGTTACTTTAACTTGTGGCGTATTTGCATTACTGTTTGACTTCGCAGCCGACTCTTTATCTACCCTGTCTTTTTCCATCTCGCGTAAACCAAGCATCATAAAATACATCTGTGGGTAACTCATCTCCTTTGGTATCTGCCAGACCTTCTCAGATTTAAAAATCTTTGCAATAGAGATTAATCCTATAGTTCCAGTGCACCGCTCTCTATCGCTTCGAACGCTTTTTCTTGTAGGTTTTTTGGCAAGGAGTTTAGCAAGGCCATTCCTTCCTCTTGCTTTTTCCGCTGCCTCGCCACGAAAGGGTCAAGCTCATTAACTAACTCCTCAAAAGCATTGATGAGGTCTGTCTTTGTAAGTATCAACTCCAACTCTTTGCGCCTTGCAGACAGCTCTTCATCATAGGAAAAAACAGCATCAAAGATCGCTTTCTCCCATTCGCGTTTGGCTTGTCGGTTTTCTTTTGAATTTGATGCAGAATCGATCTTGGATTCAAGATCGGCAATATCCGCAGCACCATCGACCCAAGCATCTTGGTCGTTGATACTGCGGATAGCAACTGATATTGTTTCGTCGCTTGTTTTAAACAGCGGGAACTTCCCTTTTCTCGCGTGTGTCTCTGTAACTTTCATGTGGTGTCCTTTTTAATTGTCTATTACTATATTTTAACTGGGAGTACTAATACGTCTGCTTCATTGCTGCCTGTAAAATAAATATACACATAGCCTGCATCGCTTCCCGGCTGGTCAAATGTAGATTTAGGCCACGGCCCAGCAAATTGGTTTTGATTTGCTACCATTGCAATCGTTTGATCTGCGACAGCATAACCGCCTTTCGTGCCGCCCGTGACGATCACAACGTTCGGTGTGTTCGCCCCAGTATTCTCAAGACTAAGCACTGTATTGCCATCGTTGGAGAACTTCAATCCTGTACCTTCGCCACCGGCAGATCCCGCTGTGCCCTGTCCGTCAATACGGATACCGGCAGTTGTAATACTCGTAGCATTTACGTTGACGTATGCCATTATTTTTCACCTTTCATCGCGTCTACTTTTTTCTTGTAGTCGCGTTTAATTGTTTCAGATTCAAGATAGAAGTCATCTTCTGTGTCATCAATTATGCGCTTGGTCAAAATAATATGCCCAGTAGCGCGAATCATTCTTTCGAGTAGCTTGCGTTCTGCGGGGGTCTTATAGTCAACCCGCATACCTGCGCTTGTGTGGTTAAAGTCTACTCTCATTAGCTTGTGGCCGAAGTGGTAATATCAAGATACTGATATAATTTTGAACTGGTAGACTGAGTAGTATCCTCAAGCAAGGTATACGAAACAGATCGTCCAACGTGCGTCCGTGCTCGCGCCCAATCACTGGGGCCAGTTACTACCGCTTTATAACAGTGAAGGATTCTCGAACCGCCCTCAGGGTTTGTGCCAAGGATCAATAGTGCAACAGGTGTTGCTACAGCAACGCCATTGCCGACATTTAATATATCCTGTCCTGTCTGATCTGCTCCTGCTGCTACGGTTGTCAGAGTCCCGTTCTGTACAGTGCGATCCATAGCGGTTAAGTCATCTTCTGCCTGCATATATTCGACTGTAGACTCTTCGGATTCTAGCCACATCTTGACTTGTGCTGCGGCCTCGTTAGGCTGCACACCGCTCCAAGTTGGTGTATAAATATGATGAAACTCTTCGATTGTAAATCCATCCCGCACCCAGTTGCCGCCCGGAGTCACTGTGATGGTTCCGGGCGCGAGGTTATCTTTTTCTGGTAATGCTTCACCATAAGGCGCGCTCCAGATAGACACCGGCCCTGCCATTAAATTAATTTCTGTACCAGCCATTTTAAAAGCTCCTTATTTATCTCGCGTTGCTATGTCGTAGAAAGCAAGGACATACGGCCACTTACTATCCGGTTCAATTAGATCCTGCGGTTGCTGCTGTTCAAAAGAATGCATAATCATCCCGCTGTCAGTCTCAACCATATTTATATTATGTAGAACGTCTTTAAGTTGTTCGTAAACTTCCATTGCTTCGTCAACTGGATAACCCTCTGATTTAATGCTAGTAGTTCCAGAATATACCTTGAACTGTACAAACGGGTTTGTCACTGGTATCCGGTCGCTGTCGCCACCACCCCTGCGCACCATCACAATAAACGGTTTATTTTCATCTGTCTTATCAACGCCTATTGTGTTGATGCGTTCGCCAACGGATGTGTATAAATCAGTTCCGCTTGTGACAAGATGCTCTCTAATTATTTTAAAGCTAATAGCCATTATTTAACATTCTTTAGTGGTGTGCCTTTACTAATTTCATACGCTACAACTTGAACCGCTTCGTTCATGAATGGCTGCGCCTGTTGATATTGTGTCCCGAAATTAACATAACCACCATAGCCAACCTCTGTGAATACAGCCCATTGATTTTTTGATTCCCTCGCTGCTTTTATTGATGCTTGTAAATCGCCTGTATCAACAGGACATCGGGTTTTTGCTACGCGCTTTATAGCGTGCGCTGCGTTTCTTTCTGTTGCTCGCGTTGTTTCTGCAAGCTCAGTTAGTGCGCGGGGGTTAAATCTAAAACTACCCATTACTGTTATAGCCATCTAGCTCACCTTATCCAAAGCGTCACAGCCAAAGTACCAATGCCGACCGCCGCCACCCCCATCAATGATCGCCATGACTTTGTAGTTGCGGGGATCTGCGCTTCCATCATGGCCCACGTAATTCCTTATTTGGTCGTTATGCGTTGGAGTGTAATCCTCAATCTTGTTACCGAAAACTATAAAGTCATTATGTGCAAATTGCTGCATCTGATACTTTTCGCTGAAGCTACTAAATGATGCCTGCGCCTGAATCGTGCACGGATAACCAGACGCGACCTTGACAGCCTCAAGGCCTCTGTTGCCCGAGGTAGACCCGCGCGTGCCTTTCTCCATGCGGTAGATGTCGCACGTGCCGCCTAGCATGTCAGGGCAAATATCGTTATGTAAATCCAGCGGCATTAATTACCCCTCAGTGCTTGGTTGTTTGAAATTTCGCGGGCTGTAAAATCAGAGTTCGCACTCTCAGCAAATGCATACGCGGGCGTTTCGTTTTCGGCCTTACGATATTGCGCTGCAAGTTTTCTAAGGTCGTCTGGATTCTTGCGCCTGTCTATAATATGCTGGCCTAGTTGCTCAAGCTTTGCATAGTTCAAAGTGAAGTCAACAGCCATTGCTTCGAGTGCATCCGCTGCTGCAAGGTTTACACTTTGACTGTTGCAATCCAGGAACGTCTGGATCTGCGTGTCATCGTAAATCTTACCGTTAATGTCGGCAATTTTTAAACGTACTTTTTCAATGTTAGTTGCCATAAAATTATCCTACGTATTCGTGCAAAGCCAAGAAAATGTCCACTGTAGGGGAGTCAATACCCTTTACCCAAACTCGACCCCAACCTTTAACACTAGCTGGCACCCTAGTGGTCATGAGATTTTCCGGTGTATTTTTACCATCCCGTTCAGGAGTTAGTATGTATTCCGTGTACAGTTCTGACTGAATAATATTATTAGAATCAGGCCCATAACCAAACTGAAATCTAGTGATTTTTTTATTGCCATCATTGTGAACATCGGACACAAAGATTCGATGTGGATCAAACTGCACGCCAATTTCTTGTACAGGGGTGTCATACGTTCCAGATAACTGAGTCCACGGCCCCCATGTATCGTTGCCCGCTGTAAGCACGAATGCATTCATACTTGAGATATCGAAGCGATGATCCTCGGCATCCATCGCGGTACCCGTCACCGTGCCGGTCGCTGCGCCTTGATTTGTGAACGTGCCCACGGGAGTGGCATTTGTGAGAGAGTAGTAATCTGTGCCGGCTACGCCTAGCTCATCTGAGATGATCCACGTATCAACATCATCCCACCAAAGTAAACCCGTAGTCGTCACAAACTTTTGCATATACGCTGTCTTGGAATTGTATTCTACATATCCAAAATATGGATCGTTCCAGCCTACGCTAGTCGCCCCTGCGATAATGTAACCGCCCGTTTCAAAGGCCGCGCCCGCCCAACGTTCCGCGCCATGAAAATGTGCAACAAGTTCGCCCACTTCATAGCATAAAGAGTCGGGTGTGCCAAGCAGACCGTCCATTGGTGCGCTGTCAATTTTAAGTAGTTCACTGTCTTGTGTTGAGGTCAAGCCGCCTGAATTAAAAATATTGCTACTCATTTAAAAATCTCCTACAGTACCGTTTATTACAATCGCGGTTGTGCTACTTGCAATAGACGCTTGGATTTTAAATGCATAACATGGTGAAATATTAATATAAGCCCATCCGGTCGCCCCACTGGCAAGTGTTTGTAAGCCGCCAGAAGAACCCTTCATGATTTCTGTTCCGGTATCCCAGTCTGTCCCGCTCAGGTATTCATGCCACCCAGCATCTTCGTGGGGCTGGATAAATACAGCGAAATCGGTCAACGCCTGACCCGTGTTAGTCAATTCAAAAACCATCTGTGTATTAATTCCACTTAGCCCAACTTCATCGCCAACGTCTGCCAATGAGGTATCGGTGAATGTTGCGTCTGTTGCTGTAAACTGTATTCCCTGATAAAGAGGTCTACCCATGATATTTTATCCTATAAATTTTCTAATGACAGGGCTTGCAAAATATCCGATAAGCCCCACGATAGAAGCAATTACGCCTGATATATACGTTTGACGTTTTTCAACTTTGGTGATTCTGTTTTCGTGAATCGTCTGTTTTCCCGATATCACATCAACAGTACTTCTTATGTGGATAATGTCGCTACACATTTTCCCAAATTCTTTTGAATCTTCGTCCATCTCTACCCCTCCGCGAAGGTTAATTATCAGGGTGAGGCCGAAGCCCCACCCCATAACATTACTTATAGACTTGTATAGGTAACATAGACCGTTACAGAGCCAGCGGAAGTGCTGCCTGTGTTTGTCCATGTTGCTATAATCGGCACGGCAGCGGCATTCCACTGCGGAAACTTCACATCGTTGTTAGTCCCTGCCGACATGCTCAAGAAAGCATTTGGGGAACCAGCAGGATCGAAATCGGACGGGTCAATGTACGCATCCGTATTGCCCGTGATACCGACCTCAAACGTCTGCGTAGCGTCACCGTCGAAGGTAGCTGTGACGACTGCCACAACCTCCTTGATAATGCAACCAAGGGGAACGGTCATGACTGCTGTAGTCTCAGCCGTACCGCCTCCGCTTGCATCTATAAGCGTGCTAGTTGTCACGTCAATACCATCTACCGCCAACTTTTCAACCTGCGCAGTGGTAGCAGTTACACCGTCAAGGATGTTGAGTTCTGTGGAAGTAGCAGTAAGGCCAACAAGGAGCGCGGCTTCGGTATAGGTGAAGCCAGTATCTTTGATGAGCTTTATGTATTTATAGTGTACAGCCATTATTTAGCTCCTTATGCCGTTACGCCAGAGATGCGATATCCACGGGTTGCAGCAGTGACAACGAGGTTATAATACTGCATAACCTGAGTCATGAAAGAATCGATATCCTCGTCATACCAATTTTTCACGCGCCATCCGTCAATGTACTGGCCTTTAGGAATCTGCCAATTAAATTCCATGCCCATGGTCGGATTCTTGAGACCAGGAACACTAGCAACATGGGCAAGATATACATCGGTACCCCATACGCGAGAATCGCTTGCACTCTGGCCTTTGACAGCCGTGTTTTTAATTGCCGTAGAAACTTCGATCCGCTCAAGGTCAAACAGCGCAGCAACGCCCGCCTTAGATACTTCAGCAGGATTATCATTGGTGCCGCCACCAACAACGCGCTCGATAATTTCAGCGTTATTTTTCAGGGCGCGCCAAGAAATAGAATCCATCGTCATTACGTTAGGCTTGCCTCCACCATAAGATTCAATAGCGGTGATACCAGCATTGATATCGGCAACAGGAACACCAGTAGCACCTGTCCACACGAATGCAGCAGAATCAGTCTGGTTACTGGTCAAGGCAGCATCAAGAGCAGCCTTGGCTCGGACTTCTTTACGAACCATAAGCTCATCGACCACAGTATCCATTGCATCCTGCAATAGACTAATAGGCGTATCGCTGTTTTCTATATCTTCGATGGGCGTTTTTTCAGCAAGAGCGTGACCGGTACAGGCATAAGTATCAGTCGTGTATTCCTGATCAATCAGGTTAGTCGTCGAACCTTTTTCACGGTTATCATCTACGACCCTGCGGGCTTCGCCAGCTGCGTCAAAGATGTAGTAGGTGTCATACTGTTTTTTAACAGGGACAGACGGGAAAAGAGCATTTGCAATAAACGACTGCCGGGGCCGTGCAATGCTGAGATTATCCAAAATGGATGTGAGGTGAACGGACATATTTAAAACTCCTTAGAGTGTTTTGATTTTACGCGGTGCCTTTTACAAGCGACTGACGGGCAATAAGAACAGGGATAATGTCACCACTTGCACCGGACGGGGCAAGAGCAATACCGAGGACTTCCTGCGCTGTTGCATCGGGGGTAGCGGAAATAATACCGATACCAGCAGAGGTAGCAATAATTTTGTCGCCGATATCAATAGCATTGCCAGAACCATCAACATACAACTGAGTAACGCCATTGACAGCAAGCGTGACCTGCTGGTCTTCGGCAGTGGTTGCAAACTGGGTCACACCGATAGGAACCTGAGTGCTTCCAGTGGAGACGGTGACAACCTTGTCGATATTGGTTGTGTCGGTTTGATCACCGTAGACAATTTTGTATTTGGCAATGCTCGCATCTGAGCAAATAACAGTGAGAGTTTCCATGTTTATTTTTCCTTATGCTTTCTTAGCAAACGATTTAATGAATTCGTTCGCAGCTTCGTTGGTCATCTTCTTTCCATCATTAACGGACGCAGAGTCAAGGCCGAGATCTGTAACTTCTGCTTTTGGCGCTTCAGCTTTGCACAGATCAAGCAGTGTCATAATCCGGTCAACTTCACCCTGTACATCTTCAACAGTGTTAGCTTCTACAAACTTAGCTACGATGTCTTCTTTGGCAGGGGTTGGCAGCGCAGACGCTTCTACGATGTCGTAGATTTCATCCTGTACAGCCTCAAATTCCTGTTCGGCTTTCATTGTGGCAAGTTCAACCTTGAGAGCATCGCGTTCGGCTTCGAGTGCATTGACAATTTCATTGTCTTTGTTTGCCTCGTCTAAAATTTTAGGGGTCACATCTTCCATTTCATCGTTCTCCTGTTCTGTGGGATTGTTTCCTGTTGCTCCCACGGAAACGGGAGCCTTGTCTTTTATCCAATTCAACACGCCATCGGGCGCGTTTTCTAAAATCTTATCGTCTGTTATTGCACACTGACTCACTTCAATAGCCGGGATTAATCCGGTGATAAATCCAGCCTTCATTGCTTCTTTGCCAGTGAACCATGTTTCATCATCCATCCATTCATTAACCACTTCGCTAGTCTGTCCTGTGACGCGCTGATAAATCCCGCTAATTGTTTCTCGGATTTTATCAAGCAAGTCTGCCTCTTTACGCAAGGACTTAGAATCGCCAGCCAACACAGTCCATGGGTTGTGAATCATAAAAAAACCATTTTCAGGCATGTATACCTTTTTGCCTGCGAGGGCAATCACTGAGGCCATAGACGCGGCAAGCCCATCAATAAATACCTCTACATTCTTGTTGGATTGAGCAATAACGTTATAGATTGCATTACCGTCAAAGACAGAACCGCCCGGTGAATTAATGCGCAACGTTATATTGTTTGTTTTGATAGCCCTAAACTCATCAATAAATTCTTTCGCATCAATGCCCCACCCACCGATCTCGTCATAGATAAAAATCTCTGTTTCGTCATCGGCTTTATTTTGAATATCAAACCATGTGTTATTCTTCATCGGGAACCTCTTTGGGTTGTTCTATTGGCGCTATGGGCGCAGGCGCGTTCTTTAAAATCTCTTTGACTTCTTCTATGATAGAGTCAAGGTTATCCATGCCGAACAGGTCAAGCAGTTGTCTCTGGATTTCCTCGGACTGGATAAGCTCTGGAAAGAATCCGAACACCTTGGTCATTGCGTCCAACATGGCTGGTGTGTCTCTTCGGATGATTTCATCCATAGAAATACCCACGACCACATCCTCACCACTCAACCCACCGGACTCAAGCGCAATAAAAAAGATGGTCTTAAACATGCTTTTCAAGTTCTCTTGATAAGCCTGCCACTGTTTAAACATCGGCCCTTCCATTGTATTGGCCTGCGCATAATTTTGTAGATTACCCGCGCCATAATACTGCGGGAAAATACCAAGTCCAACGCCCTGCATCACGACCAACATGTCACCGTCTGTTTTTGCAGCCTGTGCTCCCGTGTCGTGGTTCACAGCCTCCATGTCAAAAGCATCATTGCCGATGAACGTGGAACCGGCTGCGATCTTTGGATTGGTTTCGCTTCCGTCTGTGGACGTGGTTGACGTACCGAAGAATGATTTTAGGGTGTTGGCAATCGCTTGCCCGCCTTTAAACTTAATCTTTTTGGCGAATGTTGCAATGGCCCGCATGATGGAAATGCGATCACGCATGAAAAGCTGTTGCGCTTTGATCCAGTCAATACTCGAAGTGAATACGGATTCACCACGTTCACCCGTGCCGTCAAAGATCCAGTGATACATCCTCGAGTTGGGGTTGAACTTTATGCGGACGTTGGTGGTCATTTCGTCTGTTTGATAGATACCTTCTACTAAGTCGAGAGTGTAATCTTTTTTGTCTTTGGTAACAGACTGGCCTTTATTAGATATTCTGAAGCCGTTGCCCGTCACTCCGTCCTCAAGGTCTGTGTTCCTAAAATCAGGATAAAGTATAAAACTTTCTTTACCGTCTGAGGTTCTAAATTTGCGCACGTACCAAAGCGGGACACAAGCGTCACCCTCTGCATAGGCGATCTCGGAAACCTGAAGCGCGTCAACTGTGCGGACTAATGTGTCGGAGCCGGTGCCAAAAAAGGCATAGAATAATTCGCCATCTGTAACGCCCATGTGCGAAAGTCTGCGCTGGCCTGCGCTTGAAAATATTTCCCTATTCTTTGGGTTAGTCCAGAACTTATCAGCGGTATCTTTGGCTGCGTCCGTTGGCTTGTATTCGATGCCGTTTGATATGCCGTAGTTTGTCCAGAGGTTACGCCCCTGACGCGCCATAGGATTAACGACAACGTAACGCCTAGCGGTTGATACGATCTCTATACGCTGTGCATCTGTGATGCCGCCACTACCAACCTGACCCGTGGACTCTTCCCAAAAAGTACGGTCTTGATGCAACGCGCCAAACGAACTTGCAAACTCCGAACTCATTGAGTTTTGGATCGCGTCTACGATTTTATTCGCGGTTTGGTCTATCAATGCCGCGTCTGGTTTCTTTGTCCAAATCAAAATAAAATCCTTAGTGAATGACTAAAAAGTCATCTTCGAGTAGTTCGCTGGTGTCAAAGCGGTGTATAAATTCGCCTTCTGTGATTTCTTCTTCCTGCGAGGACGCCAGCCACACGGCAGAACAAACTGCATCTGCTAAATCGGAGTGACCGTATTGGTCGCGCACATGACAAATGGAAAGGCTACTATTATTTCCGTATGTTGCAAGAGTGTTAGCCATGCCGCTACGAAGCGCAATGTTATCCTGCATTTTCAGTTTGTCAGCGATAATAAGAGTCTTTGCGTTCTGGTATATTTTAGGAAGTAGCGGGCGCACGTTTGGAATTAGTCCATACTTTTCTATTTCGTGGGCAACATAACCGCTGGCGTATCTATCATGCTCTAAATTTTCTGTATAATACTGTCCGCACAAACCTGATATTTCTTCCAGTATCTCGTCTATGTCTTTGCTGTCAAGTAATCGTAAACAGTCTGTTTTTATGTTCCCGTTTTCGTCAGAATGTGCCACACAGAAAGCGAAGTTATCGCCACCAGAAAGACCGCTTTGATCGATTGCAGCATGGTATATATATCTAGGATCATATGGATGGTCTAAACATTCCATTGAATAACAATTATTAATCTGGTAAGGAAAGAATGCGGATGTCTGTTTAACAAAGTGAGCGCCGTATTCGCGCATGGCATTGATAGGGTCGTCTTTAAATTCCAGTTCTATTTCTTCGGATGGTACGAGTGCGGGATTCATTGCACGAGTGCAAGCTATTAAGGTGACGCGATTTGGTACGTCACAACCGGCGGAAACCTGTTCGTAGAATAATCCATTCTCAGCAAGAGGGCTTGATAGCGTGGCACGCTTGGCATGTCTAAAGGTTATCTGTCCCGGTTTTAATGCTTTCCATACTTCAGTAGCATTCTTACTGCCTTTTTCGCCACCCGTAAAATGCGCTGCTTCGTCAAGACTAAAGAACGGCACTGCTGGCCCGCGACCCGCTACACTTGAGCACGGATTGCTTTGAATCTTCATACTATTGTTAAGTAGCACAGATTGGACTTTTGGCAATCCGTCAAGATAGTGCACCAATAATGGGCTACCCTCAAAGATACGGGCAACTGCCAACCCCATGATGTCTTTAGCTTGGTCAAGTCTAGTGGCTATACAGAGAAACAGCCCGATCTCTTTTTCCTGCAATGATTCCCTGTGCTTGTGTGCCCTACATATAGCCTCAAATACTTTGCATATAGCGATGATTGCAAGTGACTTACCGGAACGTCTGCCAAGGCACAAGACTATTTCGCGTGCTTCCTTGCCTAATCCGTGTTGAGTACCGCAATATTCTTTATCACGCGGAAATTGCCGGTCATAAATGCGGGCGCTGTCAGGATCTTGCCAGTCGGATTCGCCTGTGAAATATCTATACAACTCCCATTCGTGCGTTCCTTTTTCAATCTCAAGCCCATAAATAGCTTTCAATGCAACACGTTGCCCGGGGTTAAGAACAAGACCCGCAAGATAGGGATGCTCTGCTAGTTGGATAATGTCTAATGTCTTTACAAGCTCTTGTATTTCGTCAAAGGATATCTCGGACGGATCGCGCCCGTCTATAGCAGGAATACGCACATGCTCTGGAATAGGCATAAGCGCATAAGGGATTTTTTCTTGTGTGATTTCTTCGGCTTCCACCGCTACCCAATCTGTAATATTAGACTAACGCAAACAGACAAAAAATATATTATAGCTTTGGAACAGAATAAAACGGCTTACCGTTCATGTAATGACCATCAATAGCCAACCACCTCAAATTGACAGCGTCCTCAACATCCTGCACGTCAAAAGTAGAATCAGGTTCGTCAATGTGGAGAATCAGGTCAATTAAAGAATTAAGGTCTTCGCTTTCTTGTTCGGCCTCTGTTAATTCCATTGTCTTATTCCTTACTATAATTATAACACAGTTTTCTGTGCTTTGTCAAGTAGTGTACTGTTAGCATAGTAAACATTAGGTTTATGACTGTTTATGGTTAAATTATTCATGTTCTAGCGGGTAACTTCTGCAATGTCGATACCCGCGCTCCGCGCTGTCTCTTCAATCTTCCCAAACTTTGCTTTCAAATCGGCTAGTATCTCGTTCTTCGCTGCGCTCTGGCCGATGTCTGTCACGATATAACCGCTGTTTTTGGTCGGATTGTACACTGCATGCATGTCGCGTAATTCGTGGAAAGCCTCTTGTACGGTGGTCAAAGACGCGCCCGTGTCCGCACAGACCTTGCGCATGGACGGTATCTTGTCGCCCGCTTCGTACTCCCCTAAAGCTATGGAGCACAGTAATTTATGGGTAATTTTGGTTTGTGTTTGTTTCATCTTGTTTCACCTTTCATTAGTATTATAGCATGGTAGTACAGTGCGTGTCAAGGGGTGGACGTAAATTTATTTTAAATTAGTGCTTGACATCTATGTTTCAAAGGTGTATATTGAGAACATAAGTTAAATCAAAAGCAACAAAAAACGAGGAGAAATGATATGAGCATGTACTTGGTAGAATTAATCAAAGGCGTAGCAGGCGTAGATGAATCAGCGAATGAACAGTATGAAGTTGAAGCAAGTAGCGCAGAAGAAGCAATAATTGAATGTGCCTCATGTGATGATTGTGAAGGTTGGGATTTTGATATTAAAGATAACGACTATGCATCTTTGAGTAACACTGAAGCAAGCAACGGAAGCGGGCGGTATAACGAATACTGGGTCGCTGAAAATATGGATTGCTGGGAAATTTAACCCTTGACACTCACCGCCCACTGGTGTATATTGAGAGCAACCAAACGAGGAGAGAGACGATGGACGTAGACACAGCATACAAGAATTTTGAGAGAAGTTGCCCGCGATTAGCGCAATCCGAAGATGCTCGCGACATATTCGAGCTTGCATACATGGCGGGAAAATTAGACCAAATGAAAATCCAAGCACTTAAAATGGAAAAGGAACAAACCAATGCCTAGCAACCGAGAAATCACCGCCCGCGTCTACGACTCCACCGTCACCCTGTCATTCGAAGCCCTTGACGACACAGAGTACGATGTGAAAGTATCAATGGACTGTGACGGCACGTGTGATATCAGGGAAATGATTCCATACCCAAGTGATGCCGCATGGATTGAGATTTACGAGTGGTTTAACAAGGGCGCAACACAGAACTTGGTTGCACAGGCGTACCACCAAGAGGCGCAGGACGCGGTTGCAGACTACGGTGACATGCGGTGTCACCAAGAACGCGATGGAGACTAGACATGAAATGGTTTGAGCGAGAGAAACGATTCTGTCGTAAATGCGAACATTGCATGCTGGCAACGCTTGAGGAGACTTATCTTTTCACAGGATGCGTCAGGGAAATAAAAGAAACCGTTTGTTTTGCTAATAATTACTCTGGAAGTAGAAGCGACTTGGTTTATTGTAGCAAGAAAAACAAACGAGGCAAGTGTAGAGATTTTCAAGGAAAGGAGGATTCAAGATGATGCACACCACCGTCAAATGGGAGTCGCCCGATGGCACCCACTACGACCTACAACTACTCATCACCGGCCCGCGTGACGACATTCAGATCGAGGACTACGACACAGACCCCGTGTTGTGCGAGCACGACCGCGAGGCGCTGGAATTGTACCTTGACTCAGAAGACGTACATGAACACATTGACGAAAGTTTGGAGGGTTAGACAATGAAATATTATAAAGCAGTAGCCAAAAACAGACGGTCACATTGGGACGGTGTAACTGAATGGCGCGTTGGAAAATTAATGAAAGTTGACAACCCTGACTTACATGATAACACTTGCGGTCGCGGGATTCACTTTTCACCAACATTACTAGACGCAGTCTCATACCAAACAGCACCATCGCGATATTATGAAGTTGATGCTGTTAAAATTATAGCGAGTGATTCTAAAAAATTACGCGGTGAATGTCGTGTTATTCGAGAGATTAAAAGGCAGGAAATGGATAAACTGACAGGATTAAAATTGCATGAGGCAAACAATCCTGTAAATCCATTATTGTTAAAAGGTAAAGTTTTGCCCGACTTTAAAAAGAAAAAACTATTAAAAGAATGGGATTCGGTCAGGGCTTCGGTCAGGGCTTCGGTCTGGGCTTCGGTCAGGGCTTCGGTCTGGGCTTCGGTCGGGGATTCGGTCGGGGCTTCGGTCAGGGATTCGGTCTGGGCTTCGGTCGGGGCTTCGGTCGGGGATTCGGTCTGGGCTTCGGTCGGGGCTTCGGTCGGGGATTCGGTCAGGGCTTCGGTCTGGGCTTCGGTCGGGGCTTCGGTCTGGGATTCGGTCAGGGCTTCGGTCGGGGCTTCGGTCTGGGCTTATTGCGGTGGATTATTTCCAAATATTAAGACATGGAAGTATGTCGAAGACCTTGGAGATAATCCTTGGAAACCATTATTAACGCTTTGGTACTCAGGCTATGTTCCGTCTTTTGATGGCGGCACATGGCGTTTGCACTCAGGGCCGAAAGCTGAAACCGTTTTTTCTGTTATGCAAAAAGAACTTGACGAAATGGAGGGGTAAAATGGAACTGAAAACATGCAGCAAGTGCGGTGACGACTTCCCCAACACGACCGAATATTTTTACACGCAAGGCAACCACACCACCGCGCTAAAGGGGCAGTGTAAGGAATGCCACAAGGCAACGAAACGTGGAAAGAAAAGTTATCCAAAGTCGGAAAATCCAAACGTAAACCGCGCCCGCGTCAACGACATGGACTTTATGGACACTGAGCGCGACCTACGAGAGCAAGCGTTGCTTTGGTCGTTGATTGACTCTGATTATTTCCGCAAGCCGGTGTCGGACTTGACGGTTGAGGACGATCTGGAATGGGCGCGGAAGTGCGAGGGGGCGAGATGATGGATAAGATAAAAACATGCAGAAAATGTAAACAAGAATTACCCGCGACAACAAAACATTATTATCGCCAAAATGGTGGTAAGTATGGGTTTTATTCTGTATGTATAAGTTGCGTTAGAGAAAAGTATAGTAAAAGTTTTGGTGACTCTATCTATTTTCCAGATAAAATAGATTGCAATAAAAGATCAATAGACCATAGTGATTATGATATTCGAGAGGATATGGATAGCTCTTTCACTATATGCGAGGTCGATGCAATTCTTAATGGGTTTATATAACAAATAATAGGAGGACGCAAAATGAAACGAGTAATATTCATCGCTGGCCCCTACCGTGGCACTAACGCGTGGGCCGTAGAACAGAACATCCGCAAAGCGGAAACGGCAGCTTTCGAAATATGGAGCATGGGCGGTGTGGTCATATGCCCGCACACGAACACGCGATTTTTCGATGGCACCTTGACCGATGACATTTGGCTGGATGGCATCCGCGAGCTTTTGAGACGGTGTGATGGTGTGTACTTCCTGCCGGGGTGGGAGTGTAGCGCGGGGAGTGTGCTGGAACTTGAGCACGCGCAAGAGCATGACGTAAGGTGTTTTTTTAAGATGCGCGAAGTGGAGGACTATATTAATGGGATGCTTTAACGATTGTGGTGAGTGCAAAATCTATGGTTGCAAGCACAACACCAAAGATGTTACAATAGAGGACTGCATGTGGTGCGAGTCGTTGGGCTGCGGGCAGTCTGGTGCAATGGTAGACGACCCGACTGTGCCGGTCTATTGCGAAATATATGACTGTGGTAAACAACAGCTGGATAAACAATACTAATGAAACAGTCAACCTGTCCTCACCCCCGCCCCTACGTCCTCGTCACATCAACCAAGCACACAGCGGTGTGTGGGGCGTGCGGGAAAAGGTGGGTGGTGAAGTATTTAAATTAGTGCTTGACACTGGGTGTTGAGTGTGCTAGACTAGGGACAGTTAAGCGAGGAAACAACGAGGAGAGAGACGATGTGTAGACCGGACGGATTAAAACTCTGTATGGATTGTAAGAACTACGACACCTCGCTAGGCGAACACCCATGTAACAAATGCAACAAAGAAGATGATAACCCACACTATTGGAATCATAAGACCAACACAACCGGAGGACAGACAATGACAAGACACGAGATCGAACAGAAACAACGTGAGATTGCACGCGAGCAAGAGCGATTGGCAGATGAGCTTGCAGAGTTAGAAGTACAGCCCACCGTTGTAACCTCCCCCATCGAGGGCCGCGTGTACGACACCGAGACCCACGTGCCGATCCCTTTTACTACTCATCTGCTTCTTTTGGGAGTAAACACAATAGAAGGAGGCTATGATTCTCTCAAAAAATGGTATATTATGGATGGCGTAGACAAAAGACACGCAACCAAGTGCGATCCCCCAAAGAGATGGTGCGTAATACCACAATATATACTAAATAAAATCGACTAACCCTTTGTAGCCCCTCGCCCCTTAGTCCAGCCCTTGCGCTTCGCACCCGCCTAGCCCGGCGCTGCTCTAAGGGGCTTTCTCTTTGTTTAAATTAGTGCTTGACATGGTGGTTATGGGTGTGCTAGAATCAGGTACAGTTAATAAACAAAGGAGGACAATAAGGATGACTAGAAATGAATATATCTATTTTTTAAAGCTTCTTATGTGCTCAGATCCATATCCTGAGTGCTGCGGAGAGGATGAATTAGTATACTTTGCTAATAGAACAGCAAAGGAGTATGGCTATCCTGATTGGCTCGAAGCATATCATGAAATGGAAATGGAGGAGGAAGAATGACTTGGTTACAACACTTTGCTGGTGTTGCTTTGCAAGGGATCATAGTAAAAGAAGGTTGCCGTAAAGGGATTGAATACGAAGCTATCGAAATTGCTTATAAAATGTGTGACGCGATTAATGTTAAGCCTCACAAAACTCGATATATAAACGAATAAAACCCCGCCCCCAGTTGTATATATAGTGTATACAACTCAGGGAGCGCTCAATGAAACTTAAAGACGTACCGAAGACCGACCCCGTCCCCGGCGCGGTGTACTGCTACAACTGCGTCTACCAAGGCGAAGACAACAACGCGGTTTCCGCACACTGCCTGCGCAACGCGACCCTCGACCCGGACTACAGCAAGCCAAGGCGCAGGATGAGCGGCTGGCACGGCTGCGCTACGGGTAATAGTGTGGGCGCGTGTGGGAATTACGTGGCGAAGTAGTAACACTTTAAGCGCACGGTAACACTGGGTATGTTATCGTGCTTTTTTTATGTTAAAATAAAGCTTGACATCCTTAGTTAAAAGGTGTATATTAACATTATAAGTTAAATCAAACGCAACTAAGGAGCGAGACGATGAAGCCATTAGGCAGATGCTCAGTAATTAGAGAACGTGTAACTAATGCAATAGACAACCGGAGGAAAAGACAAATGAAACGCACAAAACAAGACGTAGAACGCGAGATGCGCGAGATGTCGGAGAAGATGGAAGAGTTAGCCGATGAGCTGAAGGATGTGGACGCAGCGCCTATTGTCGTCACTGCCCCCAAAAAGGGCGTAGTGTACAACACCGAGACCCACGTGCCAGAAGCAGGCCATGCTTGCACTCTGTTGTTTATAGGGGACAACATCTGCGAGGGGTATCGCAATAGTGGAGGGGATTATCGAGAGTGGCCCAGTAATAAAGGACACAGTACTAACGCCTGCCCGCCTCCTATAAGGTGGATTATAAAGCCAAACTACACCCCCTAACCCGTGAACCCCCTAACCCCTCCGTACGGCCCTAACCCCTGCGGAGGGGTCTTTGTATACCCCTACCGCCTAAACCCCCGCACAGCGCAGCCTAGGCGCACCACGAAGGGGTGAGCGTATGCAATAGAGCCCTTTTACCCCCAACACAGCACCCCCCGTATCATATGCAGCACGCCACGAAAATGAT